CTGTGGGATAGGGGCTCCCAGGAGGGACACCCCACAGTGGGGGCAGTTGTCCAGCGTGGTCATGGGTACGTTGCTCACAGTGGCTCCTCTGGATTCACGCGCACGTTCTCGATGCAGTCATAGTCACCACAGGTGTGGTCGACTCGCCCCTCACCTGGGGGCACTTCGTTGCCACAACCGAGGCAGTACGTCCAGGGCTCCTCGTCGTTGTCCGTGTTGCTCATGACTCGTCCTCATGACGGAGGGCGACAGCGCTGTGTCGACCAGTGACACCCGAGTCCCAAAGGACGACGAGGGTGCCGCCCTGCGCATTGCCGCTGGGCACGTGGCGCACCACTTCGCCATGGGCTAGCGCAGGGCGGTCGTTGCCCCCGCTCACGACGCGAGTGCCTGCGGGGAACCGTGCGCGGACCTTGCGGGCTGCCGCGCTCTGGCGAAGGATCGCCTTCTGCTGTGGGGTGTCAGTCATGTTGCTCATGTGTCCAAAGTATCAACTGTACCTGTTCTTGTCAACCGGTTCTTCTGGCTGTATCGTCATACCCCGAAGGGGGTCACGGTGGCCAGAACAGTAGCCCGACGAGCAACCGCAGTCAGGCCTCGGGTCAAGCCTGCCTCAATGGTGGACCCGAAACGTAGGGGTAAGTGCGGTTGGTGCCTTACGCGTATGCATGACCAGTGTTCCTTCCTTCGGGAGTTTCCTACGGACTGTCCCTGCCCCTGTAACACTTAGAACTCACAACAATAGGTCCGTTAAAAGTAGGCTGAGAATCAATCCGTAAAATTGATTCGAGGCACTAGTGACGGAAACGCTGCTCGACGAAGAACTTGAGTTCGTCGAAGATGAGACTCCTGAAGAGCGTCAAGCCCGTATAGACATCGAGGTCGTTCTCGATGACGTCTCGCAGGCTGCGGTCGACAAGATCGTCGAGAAACTGCTCATCGTGGTCGACGAACTCTCCGGGCACCCACTTAGGCCCTACCAGACCCCCTTCTCCAAGCGGCTTATCGAGTCTCTGGTCATCGGCGATGGTTCCACTTTGACAGCCCTGTGGAGCCGCCAGTGCATCGATGGAGACAGTGTTGTCTTCCGCACGGACGGTTCGGCTGTACGCATGCGGAACCACGAGGACTCCTTCGTGACCGGGGTCAAGCCGACCAAGAAGTACAAGGTTCGCGGTGGCGCGTCCATGATCATGACGGACAACCACCCGGTGCTCACTCCTGATGGGTGGGTTGGTGCGGGGCTGCTCAAGGTCGGGGATCTCGTCTCCACCTTGGCTGGGATCGACAACTGGCGTCGTGACGCGGAGATCAACCGCGAGGTTCTGATTGGCCGTCACAAGGTACCTCAACAGGTCGTGGAGCCCATCGATGAATCCTTAGGCCGATTCCTTGGATACTTCATCACTGATGGCTCCCACCAGCCCGGGCAGAGCATGAAGTTCACCAATACGAGCGAGACATACCTCCACGAGATGGAGATTCTGGTCAAGGAGCGTTGGGGCATCGCGGCCAAGAGGTACGCCAAGGGCAACGGCTTTGATCTCTTATTTACTACCTCGAAGTCCTCCTTCGGGAATGGCCTCAACGACGCTGTTCACGCCCTTGAGTGGGACCACGCGTTCCCGGTTGATGTCTTCAACTGGAGCCCGGAGGTGGTGTCGGAGTTCGTCAACCGTGCATGGGCCGGAGACGGATGCATCACCATAAAGTCGAAGGGGCCAGAAATCTTCTTGGCCGTTGGAAACGACGAAATCACCGCGAGATACTGGCAGTCCCTGCTCCTGAAGTTCGGAGTCCGGTCGACGGTCAAGCAAGAGATCATGGCAAAGGGAACCGGAGTTTTCAATCGACTTGTCGTCGCCAGTGGAGAGCATAATACACGCAGGTTCTTCCAGTCCTTCGGCCTAATCTTCGGCAAGGAGGATGCCTGTCTCAATGCGATCGACTTCTTTGCGACAAAGGTTGTCGGCAAAGGTAAGGGCCACTACGCCCGGAAGTCCTACGACCACGAAAATGGGTATGGTTCCGATGGCGAGTTCCTAGTCTTCGAGCGCGTCGTCCGAATCGAAGAAGCAGGGGAGCGTGAGGTCTTCGACATGCACGTCGAGGATAAGCACTGGTTCATCGCCAACGGGATGCAGGTCTCCAACTCAGGCAAGAGCGAAACTATAGCCAACACAGTGGCTGCATGCATGATCATGCTCCCTCGACTTGCGCCCCTCTACCCCTCCCTCCTTGACAAGTTCAAGGAAGGCTTGTGGGTTGGTGCGTTCGCCCCCGTAGAAGAGCAGGCGAGTACCCTATTCGGCCGAATCGTGGAGCGCCTCACCTCTGAGCGTGCACTGGAGATTATGGCAGACCCAGAGATCGATGAGGCCGTGGGCGGGGGGGCTAAGTCTGTCACGCTGAAGAAGTGTGGCTCACTCGCACGCAAGCAGACTGCACACCCCCGCGCGATTATTGAAGGCCGAACCTACCACCTGATCCTTGTCGATGAGTGCCAGGGTGCGGACGAGAAGATGGTCAACAAGTCAATTGGGCCAATGGGTGCGTCCACCAACGCGACCATGGTTTTCACCGGAACCCCAACCTATACTAAGGGTGTCTTCTTAAAGACGATCCAGGCGAACAAGCGCTTGTTCACTCGGCGCGGGGCAAAGCAGAACCACTTCGAAGCCGACTGGAAAGAGGTCGCGAGGTGGAGCCTTAACTACGCCAGATTCGTTAAGAAGGAACTCCTGCGAATTGGCGAGGACTCTAACGAGTTCAAGTTGGCCTACCGCATCATGTGGCTACTGGACCAGGGCATGTTCGTCACCTCTGAAAGACTTGACGAGTTGGGTGACAAGTCGATGGAGATCGTCCACTCGTACCACAAAAGCCCTGTCGTGGTAGGAATCGACTGTGCCCGCAAGGTGGACTCCACGATCGTGACAGTGGTCTGGGTCGACTGGGATCATCCGGACGAGTTCGGATACTACGAGCACCGAATTCTCAACTGGCTCGATCTGACTGGAATGGAGTGGGAAGAGCAGTACTTCCGCATTGTCGAGTTCCTAGCCAACTACAGCGTGTTCGCCATCGGAATCGACGCAGGCGGTGTTGGAGACGTCGTCGGTGGACGCCTCAAGGTGCTGCTTCCGCACATCCCGATAGAACTCCTTGGATCCCAGAGGCCCGACCAGTCCAAGCGCTGGAAGCATCTATCCGAGTTGGTCCAGCGCGGGAAGATCGGATGGCCCGCCCACGCCAAGAGCCGTCGGCTCAAGACATACCGTCGGTTCCGCCTCCAGATGGAAGACCTCATCAAGAAGTTCGAGGGACCATACGTGCTGGCGGAGGCTCCACGGGAGGCGGACGCGCACGACGACTACCCTGACAGCCTTGCATTGGCAGTAGCAATTACAACGGACTACCAGATGCCTTCCATTGAGGTAACCAACAATCCGATGCTAGAACGCTGATTTAAGCGGCTACCTTCCTCGCGTGATATCTAGCGAGGCTTCGAGGTAACCAACAACCGCTTCCACGAGAAATGACAACCGCCCCTTCAGAACCAATATCCTAGGTATGGATCTAGGAGGTTCGGATGAGTGGATTCTCCGTCGGAGCCCGACCGGACCCTGAGGTCGCTGCGGGTGCTGCGCGTTATCAGCGTGGCAATGGGCTGCAGATTGAGCGGCCACGCTATGGAAATATTGTCATGCCGTCGTCCGCGACGTCGCAGATATCTGCAGCGTATGGCCGCATGCCTTCATTTCATGAAGGAGCCCTTCCTGCTTACCGAGCAATGCGGGAAGAGACCGGTCGGCAGTTCGACTTTATGACCAAGTCCGCACGCCGGGGTGGTCTCGGCATTGACACCGAGGTCACCAAGCAGGACCCCTATGGCTTGGGAGGTAGTTACCACTCGGTAGTCAACGATCTTCGTAACGACGTGCAGAACAACCACCGCATCAAGGTCATGTCCACTGAGACGACTGGGGCCCACCCCTTCTTCAGCAACGATCAGAACGACATGTTCCGGGCCGTTCACGACGTATTTGGGCATCTCGGATCGGGCCGTGGTGTCGATCGACATGGTGAAGAGGCGGCGTTTCAGAAGCACGCCTCGATGTTCACCCCTCTGGCCCGGGCGGCAATGGCGACGGAGACTCGCGGACAGAACGCATGGGTCCACAGTGGTGGCAACGGGGAATTCGGTGAGCAAAAGGTAGGGCTTCTTCCTCCCGCAATGCGACGACTCAACTTCACCTCCGGCGCGGCCTCGGTGTCTGACCGACAGCAGGCGCTTCGCCAAAACCAAGGGCAGGGACTCGACTGATGGCAGATGCATGGGGCACCCCTGGATGGACCTGCACTAACGGGATCCCGCTAACCAGCGACCTTCCTCCAGCAACCGTTCCTACCGATGTCGCTCTAGTCAACATCGTTGCTCAGTTTGGTGCCATCGATGGAAAGCACCAGAACGGCTTTCTTATGTTCGAGGCAAACACGGACCTAGTCCACATTCCCAGCGGGGGAGTCAGCCATAATCCAGCATGGCTGATGAGAGTAATCGATGGGCTCGTCGCTGGGAAGGTTCCGGCCACCGACAATATAACCCTGGCCCGAGAAGACGGGGTCAGTAGTTCCCCCTGGTACTACAAGGTTAGTCTCATCATGTACGGTCAGGTGGTGGACATGTTCTACGCATTCGTCCCATACTCCGCAATCGATACCCCTTTCACCACGCTCG